CCCTCAAAATACGGATGCCAGTCATGGCGGCAGTTCCAACCTCTGAATCCTGCACCCGTGCCGTAACCAATGTCAGTAAGCGACAGCACTCTCACACCATCTACAATGCGTCCTACGTTCTTTCCTGTACGGCTTACAAGTTTGCCTTGCCACTTAGCGTGTTCAGGTCTAGCACCTGAATGAGCCGTTATTTCCATAAGATCGCAGTCCATTTCTTCGGCGTTCATTATGGAGAGCTTGGCAGCTGTCTGTCCAACTCCCGTAAGTGCAGCACGGCGAACGGCAACATCTAATTTGTCAATATGCCCTGTAGGATATTTTACTGTAAGTCCGCCTTGAGCTGCACGTCTGACAGCATTTCTAACGGCTTCCTGATAGCTGAATGCACCGCTTGTTATTTGCATATGTGCATCATTGCAAGCGGCAATAAATGCCGCCTGTGAGGTCATAGCAGTGGTGTTTGTAAGATTTTGCAGATTGCCCAAGGTATTTCTGTAATTGGCTTTTAAAATTTGCAGCCCACTGTCTGAAAGATGAAGCTTTTGACCTGTAGTGCTTTGTGCTATGATATTGTCATTTTTCATGACCTCTGTACCGGCTTCTTCAAATAGCAAGCATACCTCTTCAGTTGTCTGAGATGTATATTTTGCAATTTCCTGCATTATGTCGTTATAAAGCATTCCTGCTTCCTGAAGCATCTCAGCCTGCCATTTTGCTGAATCGGTGACCATGTCAGTTCTTAAAATTCTGCGTACAATATCTTTAAGTATATCATCTTCAAGCCGACTGTAAAGTACAAGTATCTGATCGGTACAAGCTTCATACCATTCAGGTGTAAGCATTATCCATCACCACCGAACGGCTCTCTATATATCGGCTTGTCAGGAATCATCTCTTTGGCTTCTTCTTCAGAACAGCCGAAATACCAAGATAGTAGGCGCTCAGGCTTGTAATATCCTGCCTGAGCAAGCTGCAATTGCTGCTGAAAAGTCTTTTCAGTATCTTCAAGAACGCTGTCACCCCAATTGCAAGACAATGTAAATTCGCTCTGAGGTATTAGCCCATGATATACAGCCAGAACGGATGCTGCTTGTAATGCCTGACGAACAGCGTTTTCAGCCTGCCTTTGCAATGCTGATACAAATACATAGCTGCGCTGCTTTGCCATTTTGATCTCTGTTGCAGTTTTTTCTGTTTCTACAGGTTCTGACAATGTACCATATGCGAGGTGACAAGCAAATTCAATCCGCTGTAAGATATGATTAAGACCATTAAACAATGAGGTGTCTCTAATATCCGGTGAAAACGGTACAACTTTGCCGTCTTTTTCTCCATACATAAGCATTTTAAAAAGACGCTTGTCATGCTCTGATATTTTATCATTCTTGTTAAACATATCCTGAGTTGCTAATATCATGGTTTCTTTAGATTCATATTCCCAAAGGATATTATTCCAAAGCTTATCAGCCTGTAAAATCTGTGGCGTGGCAGAATCAAAAACAGAAACACCAAGAGGTGAACTGCGGTCGATAGTATTTGCTTTAGGCACTTTAAAATATCCAAACAGTGGGACATTTGTTGATATGCTGGACAGTGGTTCAAGCTCACTCCATGGTGTATCTGACAATTCACACGGCACACCCAATGTATCTGCATTATGGCTTCTGAATGTGTAATTTGCGATGTTGTGAAGGCTCTTATCCTGCTGAAATGTATGATACTCCAGACGTGTATAATATACATCACCTTGAACATACGGTTCGATGAAAACAACGTCTTTGAGTTCTCCATATTCTGAAAATGCAAGAGGAAACATTCTATCAGCCGGTATCATGCTTATAGAAATATCACCGTCTGCAAAATACGGCTTAATTGCCATGCCGCCAAGCGCCAATCCGATTTCAAAGTTTGTTTGCATAATAGGTAAAAAACGGTCAAGCAATTTCTGCATGAAGATTGATGATTTTCCACTTTCATCAATTTTTAGTTCGGATTCTGCAAAAATCAATCTGGAAAATTCAGTACAAATACTGCTTGCAAGATGCAGTCCGCTTTTCTGTTCTTTTTTATCTGACATATTGGAATACAGCACATCCCATTGCCGCATAGCTGCTTGCATAACCTCAGACACAGATGTTTTTCTTCCAATGGCACTTTCTATATCACTTTTTGTTATAATAGTGGATCACCTCCTTATATCATCTTTCCATTTCTGAACTTTTAGAATCGTATAACAAAAATAACGAATATCATCCATTGCATGGTCATTTTCTTTAATAACAGTATCTTCCGTTTTAGTTTCGTCCCAACGATACAATCCAAATTCACGGATAGAGTCCTTACAAGTATCAGAAAACAACAGTTTGCCCTGCTCTAAAAGTGAACCTGTAACTCTTACACCGTCTATAACAGAGTTATTTGCAGAACGCACGTTAAGAGTACGGTGGCTGCGAATACATTCAATAAATGATGCAGCAGAAGGGTCTACTAAAACTTGTTGAATAGGATAGCCTTTCGCCAATTGTTCCAGCATCTTATAATGCTGTTCATCAGTGTGACGCTGTCCTGTTCCTCGTGAATTATAATATGCTTCTTTGATACGTACAGCCTTGTCGGCTTCTAAAGCCCATAGCCCCATAGAAGTAGGATTTACAGTTCCATAGTCAACGGAAATGTAGTAGATCGCATTTCCGGACGGTTTATAGTTATGTATCACATGCTTTGTTTTGTCAAACTGCTGATACACCAGACCTTCGGCAATCGCCCAATCTCCAAGGATAAAGCGATTGTAAAAAACTCCGGTATATTCCTTTTTGACTGCTGTCACATAAGCAGGGTCAAGAGTAGTGTTATCGTCTAATAAAAAACGCATGGTTAGCATGTCGAGTTCTTCCATGCGGTCGATATATTCTTTTTTTAACCAATGTTCCGGACTGTCCGGATTGGTTGTTGCAATCAGCTTTGCACCCGGAACACGCAAACGTGAAAGCAACATTACAAAGAAATCTTTTGGGAATAGCGTAAGCTCATCACAGTAAGCTCCTTGCAATGTCAAACCACGTATTTTAGATTCTGACCTTGCGTCATTTGCACCTTCCAGTAAAATACGTCTGCCAAATAAATAGGCTTCTTTTGCAGATGTGGAGAAAGTGAAATTAGATGTACCGAATAATTCTTCAAGCAGTACCAGACAATTACGTTTAAGAGTTGTAAGCGATTTGCCGCACATGAGATAAAGCTTATCCTTTGGCATAGTAGCAACCCAAAATCCCCATAATACAAGGGAAATCCATGTTTTACCAGACGATACAGAGCCTTCAAGCAAATTGATTCTTTTAAGCTGCTTGTGTTTCCACGTTCTCATAAGTTCCAATTGTTTTTCAGTGTAAATCATTTGTTTCATCCTCCTGCAATCCGGCGATCAAAGATTCAGACTTGCCATTATCAGTCTTGTTTTTGTTCTGCAAAGCTTTTTTCTTTAACGCCAACTCCTCACGTTGAACGGTTTCTCCAATGAGATCTTGCAACTTATCTACTGCTTTGACATTACCGTCTAAAGCTTCTTCATACATAGCCTGTACGACTGCCATAGCAGCGTTTTCATTCTCCTTGAAAAATGCCTTAGCGGCTTGCTTAAGGCTCTTATATGCCCGTCTGGACGCTCCTGACGCTAACCCGCCTTTTCTGGCAATTTCTCGTTGTTCGCTCGTTGTTCGTTCGCTTAAAGAGATCAAGTTTTCTTCATTTGCCAATGTCCTCCCTCCATTTTTGTAATAAAAAAGCAGACAGGATAACTCCCATCTGCTTACATTTTTCTATGATATTATTATAACACATAAAAAAGTATTATGAGGTACTAATTTTTTTAAGAGATTTACGATGCCATCGCATTGACGTATCTTTTGAAATATTTAGCTTTGCATTGATTTTAAACCACTCAAAGCCATCAATATACCTATATCTCATAAGCAAGCTAAGTTCCGGTGGCAAGGAAAATATAGCTCTTTCAATAGCGATCTGAGTTTTCATAAGCTCTGATTTTTTATCTTCATAAAGTTCTGAAAGGTCTTCCAGAGCTTCTATGTACTTTTGCAGAGATGATATTGGTTCACCCCTGCCTTTAGGTGCATCAGAGTAGCAGATGCCTTTTGGACTTCGTGCATCAGCTCTAAGAGCCTCTATTCTCTTTTCAAGGTCTTTTAATTCTGCTTTTATGCCT